GCTGGCACTCATCATAGATGCCATATCGCCAAATTGTTGTGCAGTGAATCCAGCAGCCATGCCAGTAGATTTCACCACTGCTTCAGTTTGTGCAATGGCAGAATTCCATTCAGATGCTTCTTTTATGCTTCCTGAAATGAAATCACCAATCTTGGATAATGCGGCCCCTGCCAGATTGGTGGCAGCCGTGCCAATTGCCTGAAATGCACCAGTGGCAATTGATTGCAAGGCATTGAATCCACCACCAGCAGTTTTGGTGGCAGATCCTAGGCCTTCCACACTGTTGGTAACTGCAGCAGCCACTGGCGTTACATCATCTTCACCTAAGAAACGAATTAGTACAGTGGTATCACTCATTTTTTCTTTGCCTTGTGTTCGTTTACTTCAGATTCAATGGCCATCAGTGCCAAGTGTTCAGATATGGTTTGCCAGTCTGGCAGGTTTGCTGGTGTGCAGTGGTATATATCACGACACAATACCAGTTCCAGGTATTCAATAGGCATTGGTGCTTTGGTCCATAGGTGTGCACGCAATGCCATTGCTATTTTGGGTTTGTTTCACCTGACACACGATTGACAATGGCACTGATGATTTGGGCCAAATGACTGGCAGGCAAATCTTCAGCCTTGCGGCCGTCATCTACCATCACACACTTATTCATGATTGGTAGCAGTGCATCTAAATCATTACCCTGACCAGCCTTCACAAGGTTTGCCACGTCGCGAATGGTTAACTTCGTTGCATCGATGCTGTACATATTGTTGCTCTCCTATAAATTGTGTGGCATGGTACCAGCCACGCCACACTGCTGTGCATTGAGTATTAAACCGTGTGAGTAATGCTGGCACATCGTAACGTGAATGAACACATGATAGGGCCTGCACTTGATGCATCAATAGCAGGTAAATCAACAGCAATGATTTGGCCAGCACTGGTAGTATAGGTATCTGCACCAGCAGTGGCACCGTTTGGCACCCATTTCAGTGCAATCGTCGTGCCATTCTCAAATGCCGTCAACATCACCTGATAGCCTTCAGTGGTTGATTCGGTATACAACACATTTACCACCACTTCTGATGGTTCGTTTTTGCCAACCGTTAGCACTGCATAGCTACCATCAAACGTGTATGCTTCGCCAGTGATTTTGGTAAGTGTGACCACGTCTACTGATTGGCTGCTTCCTGAAATATCCGTGAATGCACCGCTGCCACCTGATTGGTAGCTAATGGTGGCTGCAGCTCCTGACATTGCGCCTGTGGTTTGTGCCATGGCTGGTAATCTCCTTTACTGCACAATCTCAACAAATGTAAGTGTGCATATTACTCCGTGATAGTTTCGGCCTGATCCTGTAACAAACTCAATTACCTGTGCACGTTGCGTAAGTAATGTGAGTGTGTATGTTTGACCTGATAGCTGGCGTGCCTGTTCAATGTATGCAGCCATGTATGCCTGGTACACGTCTGCAATATCCATTAACCCCAACCCCATGCCTACTGCACGCAATAGACACGTGTCTGTAATGGTCCATTCGGTGTTCATTACGTGGCCCGCGCCGCCTAATGTTTGCACCTTTGTGCGTTGTGACGTCATGCCAACAGGTGAAATAATTCGCGTTGGCAAATCGCCAATTTCTTCACTGTCTTTTAGTGTGGTACCTGATCGCACCAGCACTGTGGTACCTGATAGCTGTACATTGAGTGCTGCAATAGCAGTGATGATTGCACCAATATTACTGGCCATTAGCTACGCTTCCTGTAGGGTTCTAGTGTCTGCTGTACGTCTGTGGGTATGCGTGGTGCCTGTAGGATAACGCCATCTGATGAGAGGATAGCGCGATCACTATCAGGGCTGCCTTCGCGTGCACGATAAATGAAACTGCCTAGACGCAAACACGCTGCCACAATATCAGATGGTGGCGTGATCGAGTAGGCAAACCGTCCTACAATCTGAATTGCCACATCTGGTGTGCCTGTATACGTCCAAATGTAGCTGGTATTCATTTGTATCTTGATTGCGTATGCTGGCGTGTAATTTGTTGGCAATAGCACTACCATGTTGGTAGGTATGCTTTGGCCATTACCATTCAAAATACTGGTCAGCTGGCACAAATCAAAATCCAATTGCAGTGTGTTATTGAATGCATCAATGTTGCCACCATACCGAAAATCAAGTGCATTGTAATACCGTGTGGTATCTGCAGGGCATTCAAAAATACGATTGGTGTATGTTTCTACCATTGACTGTGCACGCGTGGCAGCAAATCCTAATTGGGTATCATCACTGCTACTGGTGGCCCCAATGTATGATCGCAAATCCGCTGCAGTTATATATGCCATAGTGGTTTATTCCTTTGGCAGACGTTTTACCCGTCGTGGTGCCTGCTCTTGTGGTACATCGATGGCTGGCACGTCGTCTGGTACTAACGTGGCACGATTGGTAGCAATCAGCCTGGTGCCTTCACTGGTGGTGACGTCAATAACATCACCACCAGCATGGACCACCATACGATTACCAACCGTTCGTGCAAGGCTGTTGTGTAGCATTACACGCATACGGGTTTACTCCTATGAAGCAGGATTGCTACCCAACACGAATGCATCAGCTTGGGTCACATCGCCACCCCAACGTGCAGTACAGAAAATGGCAGTCTGGTAATTCGCCTGATACAGGTATGGATTACGGCTGATTTCCAGATTCAAGTTTTCCACATATGCATAGTAATTGAAGTTACCAAACAAAATGCTCTTGGCACTGGCGGCCATGGCTGCAATCTTATCCGAAACAGCAACAGGTTTGCCATACAGATTGTCAATGCCGCCTTGTGGCGTGGCTTGGAAGCTAAAGAAATTGCCAGTGAGTGCACGAATAGCACCAAGCGTAGTATTACGCATTACCCAACCAACACTGGCACTATCATCTGCATACCAGGCTGGCAATTTGTGCACCATGTTGATAATATCCGCTGCATCAACTCCGGTGGTGCTGGCCAGTGTTTCGGTGTTTACCGTGGCACGTGGAATGATGCCATAGGGTTGGCTTGACCCCGTACCAACCAACATGAAGTTATTCAAGTGGCGTGCATACGCGCGGCCTACTTCGCGTGCCACAAATCCATCAAGATCCATAGCTTGGTCACGCAACAATTGATTTGAAATCAACATGCCGAGTGATGCAGTGTACAAGGTGATGGCCACACCGCTGAATGTGGGTTCATCTTGATTGTACGCACCAGATTCAGCCACGAATGCAAAATCTGATTTCTCATTTTGTGCAGCAATGTTAAAAACATCAGATTGCGTGGTGTAGCGTTGCATTGGCAGCTTGGCACCAATCCAAGTTTCATCACGCTTATCAATGATTTGCTGTGCATAGGTTTCAGGTACTAAGAAACCGCCGTTTGCATTGGTGCCTTCGACTAATACGGCCTTCGCTGCAATTTCATCGCCAGTACGCATCCAGTGTTTGAGGGCCTGCATTTGATCATTGCTGTTCCCCATGGTGGTAAGTTTCTTAGTGGCTGGTGCATTGCCTGCAATAACGCCACCGCGTACAGGTTCGCCTGCCATTTCTTCGATGGCGGCTTTTACTGCATCTTTAATCAATTGGTCTGACATGGTAGGTAATTCCTTTGATGTAAATTCTTGTATATTGCTACTGTTACTTGCAGGGCCGCTGTTGCCAGCCTGTGGCACTGCCTTCGTATCAGAAATAGCCATGGTTCGTGGTTCTGCTGGTGTAGGCGTTAAACTAATCTCCCCAACAATCCAGCGTTTGAGTTCGCCACCATCACGGACCACCAAATGTGATAGTGCACCTGTAGATAATCCTAGCACACCACGTTTGACCAGTGCCATCACTTGCTGTGCATATTTGTGGCGTTTGTCAATTTCAATATCAACATCGATGCCCTCATCATCAGGCTGCCACATCTTCACAGTACCAATTTGTGACTGTAAATCACTTAGGCCGTGATCGTAATAAACAGGCATTCCTACAAATGACCGTGTATCACCAAAGTCTGTTGATTTGGTAAATCGATCACCCGTCAAATCCTTGCCACCAAACACCACGCCACGGCCGCGCACCACGTAATCTGATATTTGTTTAACTGCATACTTCATTGATTCATTCCAATCAGCTGGCGTGCAAAATCTCGCACTGATTTGGCCATTTCATCACGCCATGCTTGTGGCAGTGCTGCAACAAAATCTGGTCCTTTGCGTTTGGCCAGTGCAATTAGTTTTGCCTTAAATTCCTCAAATGTAGATTCGCCTTCATAACGGCCCCAGCTCGACACTGCTGCCGAAACATCATCTGGTGTGATGATTGGGAAGTTTCGCGTATCTGGCAGAACAAAATCACCTGCTGGCATTGCTTCGCGTTCTTTTGGTGTAGCATTGCGATCAGCGGCCGCGCGCACTGCCATCATATCGTCTTCCATTGGCTGTGCATACTCTGAAGCATCTACTGCCATTGGCTCTACCACTTCCACCACGGTAATTACATCTGATTCTGGCATTGCTTCCATAATCTCTGATTGTGGAATTACCCAAAACTTACACACGGCCATTGGATCGATGATTGCATCAACAATGGCACACTGATAATCAGGCTGATAGAAATAGCAGTGCTGGCAACAGATGCCATTTGCCATAAATACATTTTGTGCTGCAGGTATATAGTGTGCACCATTGGCACCAGCTGATGCATCAAACCGTCCTGCTTCGTGTGTCACTTCCACCAGTGCAGACACAATCATGCGTTGGCGTGTGTTGAATTCATCACCCATATCATGCATAGATTTGATTTCG